CTGAATCGCTTGCCCCTGGTATATCTGTCCATCCGTCAGGGTAGCCCTGGAGTCTGCAACACTCCAAGGGCGTTAATCGGCGGACTTGTTTATTTTGTTGAGAAACAACATGAGGGTCTTTGTAATCTCTTGCCATCAAGGTGGGCGACTTTTCAACAATTGTTTGCATGAAACCACCAACCGAAGAGCACACCGCATTTACCTGATTGCCGCCTGTTCCCATTCTTGCCGTTAGTGTTGGACATATACCATCTTCAACGATTGTATTTTTTGTAGATGTCATTTCTATTAGTGTTGGCTCGCTTACAATGCAAATGCCCCCTTGATTGCACGCTGGATTGCCGCCGTTTGCGTCAAGCGTTCTGGACGTGTCGGCTTCGTATATACCGCTGTGCGGATTGCTGGATTTCATGGCGTTTGATGCGTATGACGAGATGCCGTAGCAGACAACGGGGACATGTCCGTGCATTTCCGCTCTAAGCGTTGCTGCTTTGTTAGATACGTCCATTACGGAGCCGCCCTGATCATTTAAGACTATTGGCTCTGCGCTATTAACGCCTCTTTCAACATCTCCGGCAATTCCTTGCCCCTCGCTTCGGCTCTCCGCAGAATCCCTAGGCACGCTTTGGCACTCAAATAATATTTCGGGTGCGGATTGTCCTCCAAAATCTGCGACAAGGTAGATTCTACGACGACGTTGGGGTACTCCCCAGTATTGTGCATCGAACGTGCGCCATGATATGGTAAATCCGTCTGCCAAGATGCTCCCAGCATTTGCCCAGCCGTTGACAGATCGAGGAATTGATACTGTGGGATCGGCAACCCTCGCCGTTTCTTCGAGGACTGCTCTAAAATCCTCTCCGTTGTTTGAACTGAAGGCTCCGGGCACGTTTTCCCAGACCATAAATCGAGGCTTATTTGTTGCATTTCGCATCTCCTTTACAATTCGTATTTGTTCCATGAACAAACCGCTTCTTGTTGTTTCTTCGTCACCAAATTCTGCGTGCTTCATTCCGGCTCTTTTCCCGGCTACACTCAAATCTTGACAAGGCGAACCGCCAACAATAATGTCAACTGGCTCAACTTCTGCACCGTTTATTTTTGTAATATCGCCCAAGTGCTTAACGTTCGGGAAATGGTGCTTTGTTACCTTGATTGGAAACGGCTCTATCTCGCTTGCCCATACAGGCTCAATACCGCACATCGCAGCCGATAACAGCGTTCCGCCAATCCCATCAAACAGACTCGCTACCTTGATCATTTTTGAACCTCCACAAACTCCGCGCCGTTCCATGTGTAGCCTAGCATGGACATAATGTCTTTAATTCCGGCAAGATATGCAAGGGTTTCCGCTTTGTTTTCTATAAATCCCTTGTCATAACATAATGTTAGATCATACATTATCGCATTGATTTTATTCATCTGTTTATCTGTCATTTCTCTACCCCTTTCACAATCCATTTTCTCGACGTTCTTTTCGCATTCGGCTTCCGCTGAACAATTGAAGAGTAGTGTTCTCCTAATCCCCATATTGTAATGATTACATACGGCTCTTTGCGTTTTCTGTCACGGAGAATCTTTGAACCGTCCATAGAAACAACCTGTTCGCTTGTCTTGGAGCGGATGATGTTCAAGCGATGAAGAACGTCTAACGCCCACGCCTGACATAGCGGAAGCGTGTACCGCTTCTTTGAGTTGATATGAAACTCACAACAGATGATTACCTTGTGCTCAATCGGAAGCGCGGTGATGCGGCTCATAAACAACTCCTCTCCCTTGATTGCCGCACTGGTAATAGATTCCGTATACTCTGGATTTTCTCCCAATACAAGGATGCCGTTTCGATCTTCGGCTACAATCGGTGCACTCTTTTCCTCGACGGGGTTCCCTTCGATGCGGAGCGTTCCCAAAAGTATTACCTTCCCGTGTTTTGCCGTTGTTTGTGCCGAGAACGACCGATTGATTTGTGTCGCGATTAAATGCGCCCATGTAAACGGTATCGGATAGGTGAGCGGCTTCCCGTCGTTACGCTCTACGAAACACCTCTTGTCTAGGTAATACGGATTCGCTTTGTTTCGGGAGTATTTCATCCTGAACCGAACAGGAATTAGTCGCTTCGGTAAGTTCATGTCTTCTCCCTCCACCGTTCAATCAGTTCGTTCGGATCGTCCTCAAACTCTGCTAATTTTTCGTCGCTGTACTCCACGCCCTTAAAGTTTTGTTTTGGCGATGCCGATTGCTCCTTGTGGTTCCGTTCCCATGTCCGAACACTCGCCTTCCAATCCTTCATCTTGTTCTTTCCAATCATCCAGTTTTTTGACGTGTAGAAGTCCACAAACGTTTCTGCGCTTATGCTGTTCCGTCGCTCTTGACAATAGGCAGACACCTCATCAACCGTTGGTGGAATAAATAGTGTTCTCTTACTCTTAGTTTTATCTATATTTTCATTTTCATTTCTATTTTCCATATGGAGAGCCATATGGCTCTCCATATGGGGCGCCATATGGGCGCCCATATGGGAGTCCATATGGGATATATCAGACTCTTTTTTCTCACAAGCAAGGTTTTTCCTTCGGCTCTTAACATAGTTCGTTCTTCGTTCTGATTCGTTGTCGAGCCGTTTGTTGTAGTACAAACCCTTCTCGTCCTGCTCAAACTTCGAAAATACTTCCTCGTCTATGCCGCCGCACATCATTTCCATTGCGCGTTGCGGTAAATGTCCTTGCTGATGTTGAGCGCACAAGAGTCGTATGTACGCGCCGACCTGTTCATTCGACAGGAACATCGTACCCGTCAAGAAGTCGGACGGATAGAAAAGGAATGCAGGGTCTTTACTCATGATAGCCGCCATCCTTTCTTGCCGATTTCACTATTCTACCTCCATCAATTGAATTTGTTCAAGTTCTTTGTTACATGCTTCTTCAAGTCTCGGTTGTGCCATAAAGTCCTCAAGCCGTTGTTTGCTTGCCTTGTAGTAGTCGGGGTCTAACTCAAACCCAACCGCATCAAAACCCATGTCGTGACAGGCGATAAGCGACGATGCAGAACCGACATGCGTGTCTAAGATTTTGTCGCCTGGTTTTGCGTAGTTTGTTAGTAGCCATTTGTATAGGGCAACGGGTTTTGGGGTTGGATGAATCTTGTCCCTGTTCAGGCAAAAAGAGAATCGGAAAATAGATAAAACTGCATCAAAACTCGTCCATGCCATTTCTCCGTCTGCAAAATTATCAACCGGTTGTTGCTTATCCCACAAAACCCAACACCGCGACGGCGGCAACGCGAAATAATTACCACCCCATATGATTTGATTTTTTGACACTCGAACCAATTCAGTAAAATAACTTTCGTCCGGCACAGATGAATCCCATTGTTTTGGGATGTAGTTCCATCTACCCGAAATGCGCGGCTTCTCTTTAGCGATGTTCAACCCATACGGCGGATCAACAATCGCTAAATCAAAATACTTGTCCGGATACCTTGCCATGCCTACCATGCAATCTTCGTTTGTGTATTCAATCATTCGCGCCTCCTATGTATTCAATCGGTATTTTTAATTCTGCCGCCAAGTCAATCTCTTTTTTCATCCCGTATGTAATGTCGCCAAAAACCAAAACAATATCGCAACACTTCAAAAACTCTAGCCCACACTGAATTCCCGCGTATCGATCCGCTCTGCTCTCATCGCATAAAAACTGAGGGTAAAGAAGATGCGGCGCGAATGGCGCATACCCATGATCAATCGCGGTCAAGCAATATCGCTTTGCTCGTTCCGTGTTCTTTTGGATGTCTCCTCTGTATGCGGAACAAATAAACGCTTTTTTCATTCTACCTCCCCGATCCGTTCGCGTATTTCTGCCTTCTTCTTTTCCCATGAGCGAGAAACATCGTCGCGCGACAAGGAGGCACACCACTCGCTATCAAAAAACGAATCAATCTTTTCTAGGCAATGCCGAAGATATCGTTGCTGATGTTCGTTTTCTTGGTTGGCAACGAGCGTCTTAAGGTCTGCATAGTCCTTTTCGTAATCCTTAACCGCCTGTAATATAATTGCGTTTGCAAGTTCTTTGTATTCCATTTCATCCTGCGTCATGGCTTAGTTTTCTCCCTTCTGTTCATCGTTTTCGACCGATTTGTTCGGAATAACATCTACTACCGCATTGAAAAAATGGTTTACCTTTTTCCGTTCCGGGTCATACGACACGGTAATGTTGTCAATGTCTATGAACCGCACCGAGTCGCCAACGTTCAGGTCAAGGTTTTCAAACACAGACGCCCAATATGTAATCGTTTCTCCGTGAAGCCCTTGAATAATATCCCGTATCATAAACCGCGTAACCGGACACCCTTTCAGCGTGCCGTGGTTTACGACCACAACCTGATAGGTGATTCCGATGCTTGAGTTTTTACTTATCAAGACACACACCTGCTTTCATTTCTGCTTCCAAAATATCTCCGATTCTTTTCTGTCCTTGTTTTCTTCAATCCAATGGATGATCTCATAAGGATTATAGAAGTAAAGTTCAACGACGTTTCCGCCCGTATCAAGCGTCAAGAGTTTGTGCCGCGGGATTCTATCTCCGAGTTTATAGATTGCATACGGCGCGACGTTGAAGATTGTCGCAATATCTTTTTCCTCGTAAAGAATGTTCGGATACGGCGTGTTGTTAATCCAAATCGTCATGCGGTGACTCTCCTCGCGTGTCGTCAACGATTCCGTTTTGCTCTTTCCATATCTGAAACAACTGCCGCTTTCGGAGTTCCCAATTCTTCAACTCGTTTTGATGCTCGATCTCGCCGCGCATCCATGCGTTTACCCCTATGGCGTGTCCGTGTTTAAGAATCTTTGTCTTGATTACCGCATCCTCCGGGATAATCCATACGCCTTTCGATATGTTTATTGCCCCGCCTAGTCGGTTTGATTTGATCGCAGACATGATCGTTGACCGTGATTCAACACCCACACGCTTCATGTACTGCTGTATCGTAAGATAGTCTCCGCTTGGAATGTACACGGCTGTCTCCCTTCTTATAACTGCTCATAATAATCGTCCATACATGACCGCTTAAGCGCCGGGTATACGGTCTTTTCAAAGCACTTCTCACAATAGTTCTCGTGCTTATACGTATAACCGTCAATCCCGATTTTCTTTCCGCATCCGCTACATAGCACTTCAAACATTTTCGTCTCCCTTCTCATACGATCTCGTTCCAACAGAACGCACCCATGTTTCCCTTTGTCGGCATATCGGTTGATTGAAACTCTGGTTCGGTGTACGAAAAGGCGAAGTTCATCAATCCTTCTCTCGTGCTTCCCTTCACGCCGTAATATTTCTTAAACTTCTCCCTTGCATCGCGATCACTTTTTGCGTGAATGATAATCCACCCGCCGCAATACAGTTGCCCCGCCGATCCGAATGTAAAATAGTATTTGCTCATTTGCTTATCTCCCTTCTTTGTCTTGTGCGATAACCGAAATGACGGTTCTTTTGTTCATTTTTTAATCTCCTTTTCCGGCAGGTTTACAATTTCTATTTGTGCCGGCTCATAGTATTGTCCGTTCTCACAGTCCTCGCACAGAGAACAACCACCACAATGTTCACACGTTTTCCAACAGTTCATTCTGCTACGATCCGAAGTTGCTTATCATATTCCGTGGTCTTTCTGAACATTCCTGCGATCCCCTTTGAGCGTTGTTTCTCGCAAAAATTGTTCCACTCCTCGGATGTTCCGAGCCAATAACCGACACAGTCAGGTGACGATATGATCTTATACCCGTCGCGTCGCAACTCATGGATGGCACGTCGTACTTGTCGGTCACTTACTCCTGTTTTATACATCAACTCTTCGCGTGAGGACGACCACTCGGCGTTTCCCGCCGCTTCCTGTAATTCTCGTAGAATTTTTCCCTTTACCTCGTCCATGTTATCCTCCTCCGTTAAAGGCTAAACGGTGCATCTATATCTTCGTCCATCTCGATTGATGATACGGGCGATTCATCGCCTTGCAACCGCTCTCTGTCCTGCTTTCGGTCGATAAACTCAACCCGATTCACCAGAACCTCGGTAACATATACGCGCTTACCGTCCACGCCCGCCCATGATCGTGACTGTATTGCTCCGACGATTCCGATTCTCGATCCCTTTACAAAGTATTGTCCGATAATGTTTGCGGTCTGTTCCCATGCCACGCAGTTAATAAAGTCGGCGGTTCTGTCTTTAGTCGGACGCTCAACGGCAATCGTGAATCCTAGCGAACTCTTTCCGCTTTGAGTGCTCTTGACCTCCGGGTCTTTTGTCAGCCGTCCGATTAGTGTAACGTTATTCATTCTTCTTTCTCCTTTGTTTCCCTATGTTCGTGTAAAAGCACATACTGCGAGTTGTCTTTTCCGTTTTTCATTATATAGTTTATTGCTTGTTCGCGCGAGAAATGTCGGTCTTGAAGTCCGTTCTCGTACACATATTGACCCGCTTCTATCTTTGCATACGCCCTTGCCGCGAGTTCTTCCGCGTTTTTATAGTTCGCTTCGATGAAATAATAGTCCGCATTATAGATGTCCGGCATATAAGATGTGTCTGTCGCATAGACAATCCTCGATTTATCAAGCGTGATCTCATATCCACAATTCGGAACGTCATGAACGAGTTCAAACGGGCGCACTTTGATTCGCTCTCCGTATACTGCGGTTGTGTCCATCTGTGCGAGGTCGATGTTTCTTTCGTCCACGTCGCATTGGTCAAGTAGTGGGTATAGTAGCCACGTCGGAGCCATGAACCGTAGCATCGGACGGTCGTGCGCAAGCCTCTTAATCGTTGCCGGTCGGAAATGGTCGCCGTGAATGTGGGTAAGAAGAACGATTGATATTGCCCGTCGATACGGAGCAAGTTTCGCATAACTCACTCCGCAATCGACGAGGATCACGTCCTTTTCGCCTTGTAGGATAACGGCATTACCGTCGCTTCCGGTCTGAATTACGTGATGCTTCATGGCAAATGATCCTCTCTCAACCGTTCTCTAGGTCGAACATATCTTCTTGTCCGTTCGGAGCATCATCATCGGACAAAGTGAACGGTAGTTCCGATTCGTCTGCGTCCGACCGTTCTTGCTCTGCCTTTTTCTGAACACGTTTCTTCGGTTCCGGTTGAGGCTGAGGCTCTTTCGGCGTAACATCGGTCATGCTGTCAAAATCCGGTGGTTCGTCCGTGTCGGTATCGGCTTCGAATGCCTGCCTGAGTTCGATGCTCATGATGCCCCACTTACCGATTAGTTGACGAATCATGGTCTTGTTTCCCATTTCGTCAAAGTCTTTTTCCCAAAAGGTGTATCCCTTTTTCGCGGCAAACCCCTTCGAATAGGTGAGCGCGTGGTGCATCATCTTTTCCTTCGTCCAGTACATCGCCTTCTGAAACCCGTTGATGTACTCGAATGCGGCATAGTACCCGACCGTTTCAGACTTGACCCGAACATCCTCGTTGTCAATAAACGAAAGTTCAATTTGCTCCGTCTGAATGTTGAACGGCTTTACTACCTCTCCGCGCTTGACTGCGAACACAACGATTCTCTTGTACATCCCCGATCGAGCGGCTAACTGAATGTAGCCTCTCCAACCGAGAATAAAGGTTGCCTTGCTGATTCCTGCGCTCCTGTCCTGAAACGGCACCATGTAATAGTGTCCGAGTTGCGGTGACGGAGAAAGTTCGAGACTTTCCCCGAGCAGAGCGGCAGACAGTATTGAAGTAGGCTCGCATTCCCTGAGCGCGGGTGTTGCCGAAACCGCGCTAATCACGCTCGATGTGAACCTTGCCGCACGCTTCGGGTCCTGAAGCACATTCAGAATTTGTTTCTTTGCCATATCCGTATTCATTACCTCGGAGAACGGCATTTGCTTCTTGCTTGTCATTTCATAAGCCATAATTAAATCACTCCTTCACGTATTTTGTGTGTAGATTTTGGATTGTTTGTCCGCCGTACTCGTTCTTTGTTAAATTGATAAACTCGCGGACGGTCATTGACCCGTTCATGTCGATACCGTGGTTTGCCGCAAACACTCTCCGCCCCTGCTCGCACGAACCCGTAAGACGGTGGTGCCAGTCGAAAAGTGATTGATTTTTAACCACGGTATCAAGCATCGGGAACTCCGCGATAAACGCCGCGATTCTGTCTTCTTCCGGCATATCGTCAAACAGTTTTTCCAATAGCGCCGTTTGTGCCTCGCGCAACGTTTCCCCGTGCGCAAAGACACCGTCCTGCTTTACGATGTAGCACGGCTCAATTGTGAGGTCTCCCTTCACGATTCCGCCCTTGGCAATATTTCCGCGCAGATGTGTGACAATAGTCTGCACCCCGTCGATCATGTTAATGTCCTGTCCATTTATTGCCTTGATTCCGTAGTCGCCGTAGCCGGAGCCGAAGCCGTAGCCGGAGCCGGAGCCGGAGCCGGAGCCGGAGCCGGAGCCGGAGCCGGAGCCGGAGCCGTCGCCGGAGCCCTTTGACGAAAAAGCCGCAACCGCTACGCCGTCCATACCGATACCCCCTCAATAGACGCTTGTGCCGCTTCGGATACCGGAATAATTTCGATACCATCCAATATCTGTAGCGTCGGCACGGTTACGGTGAATTTGCATTCGTTCGGTTTTTTTGTTCCGGTCAACGCCAGTTCCGAAAGGCTCGCCGCGCCGTTCCAGTACCACAGCCTACGACAATTCTTGATTGTGACCTCTTGACCGTTACGCTCGGCAATCTCGCCATAAAACACGCCTGAACGGTCTCCTCTGAATATGTACTTTTTCGTTTCCATGATTAAATCACTCCTTTAATTGCTTTTAGTTTGCTCTGAATTTCTTCCGGCACGTCATCAATCGTTCCTACGCCCACCACGACCGCCTTAGGACTCTCTCCGTTCTTTTCGGGGAGAAGTACCTCCATCCCTTCCCCAACGCTTTGTGCATACTCTTGCGGCACAAGATAGGAATATTTCCTGCCGCCGTATGTGCCATCTTCTTTTTTGAATTGTACGAATACCACCTCCGAGCATCCCTTCGCCTGCGCTCCCGTCTCTTCTGCTTCTTCCTTCTTTGGTTCTGGCGTTGGCTTTGCTTCCGGCTTGATTGTTTCAAAGGTAATGCCGGATGCCCGCATAAACGCCGCTAACCGTTGCAACTGTTCTTTTGTTCCCCTTGCCTTGAATGCCGACGTATAAATCTTCTCCGGCGCTTTCTCGCTCTGAACAATCTGTGCTTGCGCCGGGGGCAGAAACTCCATCATCTGCGCTTGACGTTCGCGTTCTTGGTCTTGCTGTACTGTTCTGACCTGTTCGCTTGCCGTGACCTGTTCCAGTTCCTTTTTACGATCCATTACATTCCGAATCGCATTTAATGGATTTCTGACCTTCTTGTATTCGACAAGCATTTCCGGGGCAAGGTCTGCATTCGTTTCGCGAATCAGGGAGATGCCTTGAACGATGCCCTTGATATAGGTATCGCACGCATCCCGAATCGACTTAATGGACGAAGAGAGGTTGACTTTAACCGGAACATCTTCGAAGTTTATCCAGTCCAAGTTCTCTCGCGCCTTCAATTCATCAAAGTATGCCCGCGCGTCCGTTTCCTTTTCTGTTACAAGCGCGTCCTCAACCTCCGCTATGCGCCCCTTAAGCGCCGTATCCGCCGCCGCGAAGTGATTTGATATCAACTCTCGATATATCGTCTCGAACTCCTCGTAGGGGGCAAGGATCGCGTTCTTGACCGCCTTGCGCTGTGCCTCTAGGTCGGCAAACTCTTTGTTTAAGTCGGCGCGAACCGCTTTAACGTCCTTCACTGTTTCCTCGGACACAATCAAAGATAGTGCATTCTTAATCTTTTCCTGCGCCGCCGCCGATACTTCGGACAGTTTCTCTCTAATAATCGGCAACTGCTCTACTCGGATGATCTCGTTCTTAACGGTTTCGTTATCTGACATTAGTATACCTCCTTTACTTCAATGTTGTGGACGTGCTTCATCAACTTTCGCTTGATGATATAGTCCTTCGTCTTCACGCCCTTCGTGTCTTCTACGACCTGTTCTCCGTCCTGTTCATAGGTAAAGTCTGCTATATAAGTCGTAGCCGGGCGCCTTCTTCCGTCAAGCACGACGGACGGGATGATCTGATAAGGGACATGCACATACAGGTGCGAGATTTTTCCTGCTCTTTCGAGAAGTTTTAGTTCCTGATATCTGCGCTCTTCCGCTTTGCTGTCGAAGCATATCCCGTCTGACCATACCTTTTTCGCGCCGAATTTATTCCCACCTCGGTTAAAAGTCCACGCCATCGCCATCGCCTCCGATTGCTTCGTTCCGCATATAGTCCGTGAGGTCAAGATAGCACCTCGGACATACCACTTCATCATTCAGAACAATTGTGCCCTTGTTGTTCCCGCAATTTGAACACTTCATGGTTTTATCCTCCTCCTAAACGTCTGTATCGTCATATACTTCGCTCAATGCGCTTTCCGGTAATTCCTCCACTGCGCTTTTACAGTCCTGCTCATAGTATTTCATCCACTTTTGGAAACATAAGGCGCATCGAAGTTCTTCCGTTTCTTCATCATAAAAACACGTCTCTTCGTCCGGGTCGATCACCGCGCCGCAATCCATGCACATATACGCAAGTCGTATCGTTCCGTATCGCGTCCGTTTAATGATGTATTTGCTCATTTTGCTTCCCTGCTTTCCGCATAATCGATATACGCCTCGCGGATATACTCCAGCAAATATTTCTCCGGCGTATCTCTGCCGCCCAAATCATCATAAAAGTATTTTTTCTTCGCGTTCATTTCAAAAACCTCCATCTTTGTTTATTATAACGTACTATTGTTACACTAACGTTACGATAATGTTACGACTTTATGATATCGTAGATAAAATACAAGCCACAACCGACCGCAAATACAATGACAAGGATTAAAAGTGCCGTTTGAATCATAATGTTTCGCCCTCCATATAATCCAGGGCATAAACGCCCTGCGCCTTGTGTGAATCGTTCCATCTTTTCGCGGTATTCTCGGCGTCGGCTTTGCCCCTTGCAATTTCAACGAAAAACGGATCAAGCCCATAGAAACTATTGGCTCTGGCAACACCACTTATAACGTGTAAGATGTTGACGTTATTGCTTACCCGCTGTACGTAGGCATATCGTTTCGTGCCCTTTTTGTTGCTTGTGTCGATTACTAGATAAAAACGTTTCATCTGTTCCATACGATTTTACCACCATTCTTCCGGACATAATACACGCGCATAAGTGCAACTGTTGTTGTCCAGTCAATCGATTTTTCTGTTACACCGACCCGGCATACGGCGCCGGATGGCAACTGACGAATCGGACACGGGATCCAATACCGATTATTTTTTTCGATTCGATCAAGGCTCAC